TTTCGCCTTGACGCGATCGGCGGTCTCCTGCGAGATGAACCCGGGCGCGGTCAGCACGCCGCCCGGCGTCGATCCGTTCTGAAAGAACTGCAGCGAGTTGGTTTCGATCTTCAGCCCCTGCAGCGCGGGCAACTGCGCCGCGTAGAGCGGCGACACGCCGATGAGCGGATGAAACAGCGGGTTGTAGCGGTCGTGGATGATTTCGCGCGCGGGCACGATGACCGGACTGCTCACCGCGAGACCGGACAGGTGATCGGTCTTCAGCTCATAGAAGATCGATCCATCGGGCGCCACGAGCGGGAGCACGCGCGCCGGGTCGAGGATGTAGAGCGCGGTGACGACGCCGCGGCCGTCGCGCTCCTTGAGCACGTAGGTGTTGCCGTGCGTGAGCTTGCTCGTCATCCACCAGTTCACGAACTGCCCGCGGTTCTGATAGCGGTTCGGCGTCCGCAGCACGGGCGAGAACGCGGGACTCTCGAGCGGCGTGTAGATGCCGTCCTCCTCGACGACGAGATCGAGCGGCATCTTCTCCATATCGCCGCAAATCAACGTGATGCAGGCGTAGACGGCGAAGTACGCCAGCACGGTCTCGGCCGTCTGCTCGTCGTTGCGTTGCCAGGCGCCGGTGTACGGTTCGTGGACGACGAGCGGATACCAGCCGCGGCGACTCAGCCCGCTGTCGACGGGCACGAGCGGTGCCGCTTTCTGCACGGTGATGTCGAAGCCGAAGATCCGCATCAGCGTTTCCGCGGCTTCGGCTTCGGGATGACCCGACGCACGCGATCGCTGAACGTCTCCGCCGCCGGGTCCGGGACCGTGGGGGGCAGTTCCGGCCCCGGGCCTGGGACGGGGTCGTCGGGCGGCGGCGGGGGTTCGGGCCGTGGCGCCGGGGGCCGCGCCGGGGCGAAGGCCGGTTCGGCCTCCGGGCGCACGGCCTGACCGATGGCGAGCAGCAGGCGTACGTCGCTGTCATGCGCCGCGAACCGATCGCCTGCGCGCAGCGCCTGCCGCGCGTAGGTAAACGATTTCAAGGCGATGAGGTCCACCATCGGCCGTGCCTGGTTACGGGGTCACATCCACGGAGATGTACTGCGCGGCGCCGGCGCGGCGCTTGGCCCAGTTGACAAACCGCTCCGCGCGCAGCGCCAGCATGTTGTTCTGCCACATGCTGACGGTCGTCCCGGTCGCCGCATCGGCGACCGGCGTATCGGACATCAGGATCGACGCCTCGCGCGACGCATCCACACTGACGCCGCCATCGTCGGCCAGGAACACATCCGACGCATTGACCATGATGAACAGCGCATTGCCGCCGATGAGCGCGTACTGGCTCGTGATGACGGGAATCCCCATCAGCGTGCCGCCGTTCATCGACAGGCTCGGGAACTCCGGTTGCCCGAGCGCGTTGGTCAGCATCGACCACTCGAGCGCCAGCGTGGGCGGCACGATGATGACCGCGGAGGTCGGGTTGTTGTTCGCCGCCAGGTAGGCGCCGAGCAGATCCCCGAGCGCCGCGCGCACGGCCGCGGCATCGCTGCCCGTCATCGTGATCGGCGTCACGCCGTTGAGGATGGACGCCGGCGACACACCGGCCACGGCCGCCTTGGCCGGGTCGATAAAGTCGATGTCCATCCGTTCGATGACGGCGCGCGAGAGCTCGTTGCGCACAAGCGCCTCGGCGTTCGGCGTCGAGAAGCGCGCGAGCTCGTCGGTGATGACCGAGATGGTCGCGATCTTCGTGAAGCCGAGCGTCGTCGCGGTCGTGTCGAACTTGGTCACCGGCTTGGCGACGCCCTGCCCGACCCACGCCGCCGTGGCGCCGCTGGTCTGCCCGGTGATGCGGATGTTGAACGGCACGCGCTGTAGGCTGGGGATGTTCCCCATCCCGAACTTGCCCACGATCGTCTGCGGCCGGAGGTACTCGATGAAGTCGCTGGTCAGGTTCTGCGGCTGCACGAGCGGCCCGGCCCACGTGGGATCGGTCGTCGTGCCCGCCGCCACGGCCGCCTTGAGCAGCGTCTGGATGCGCGGGTCGTCGGGATAGCGTTGCTTGGCGATGTCCAGCGCGGACATGACGCCGCCGCTCACGACTGCCGCCATCTTGCAGATGACCGCGCGGGCGAAGCCGATCCCGGGCGGCAGCTGCGGCTCGTGCACCTCGATGTGCGGCGTGCGTCGCGCGGGCACGACGAGGCTGGTCCCACCCACGGGCGCGGCGAGCAACGCGCTCGAGGCTTCCATCACCTCGAGCCGCTTGATGCGCGTGCCGAGGGTGTCGACGTCGCTGGTCAGGGTGTCGACCTCGGTCTGCTGCTCCGTCGTGAGCGTCAGCCCGTCCTCGGTTTCGAGCTTCATCAAGTCGCCGAGGCTGGTGTGCTTGGTCTTGAGCTGCGTGCGCAGCGCCGTGATCTGGTCGGAGACGGTCATGGTCGTTCTCGAGGACGTAACGCCCGCAGCGCCGGGACGGGAGGGGGTGATACGCGCAGCGGTGCCCAGCGCGGCTCGCTGCGTGGTATCGAGCGACTTGATCAACCGGATGGACGTCTCCGCATTCGCGGGGACCGTGACGCAGCTCGTCTCGAGCCACTGCCACTTCCGGACGTGGAGCCCGCGCCCGTCCGTGCGGCGCACGGCATCGATCGGCAGGCAGCCGATCGAGAACCCGCGCACCAGGCCGCCCTTAATCAGCTTCCAGGCGTCCTCGATGACGGCGGTCAGGCCCCGAGCCAGCTGCGCGCGGATGTGGATCCCGCTGGCGGTGACGCGGGCGTCGAGGACGTGGCCGATCGGCTGGCCCTGGTCGTGTTGCCAGAGCAGCGGCATGGGCAGCGCGAAAGTCGCGCCCGTGGGCTCGAGGATGTCGCCCACGCGATCCGGCGAGGGCGTCGAGGCGACGCCCTCGATGATGCGCTGCTCCTCATCCAGGGATTTGACGAGCCACGTGCTGTAGGCCCACTGCATCTGGTGTGTGAGGAGCATTCACACACGAGCCGCAGGGGTTGTCAATTTTTGTGGGACAAAAATCGTTTCCGGAGTAGCTCCGAGAGACTGAGTTGTTCGCGCCGGGCCTGCGCCGCAAGCGTGTCAAACGTGGGCGGGGACACCCGCACGCCGATCCGCACGGAGGGCGCGCGCTGCTCGTCGATCGCCGGCCGACCGCGTCGCTTCACCGGGGGCTCGTCGCTCATGATCGGCCTCCGAAAAACATGACTTGGTACTGGGGCGCGGGCGTCCGCTCGCGCCGCACGAGCGCGCCCTCGATGCCCATGACCAGCGCGGCGATGCCGTCGATCTTCTCGGGACTCTTCTCTTTGGCGAGCCGCTTGTCCCCGCGCACGCCGGTGATGAGCACGAGGTTCGACGCCATCCACGCGAGGATCGGATCGTCGTCGTGACACAGCTCGCCCGCCGTGACGAGCGCCAGCAGCCGCGTGATCGCTTCGGTGAGCTGAAACCCCTGGAGCAGCGGCACGCAGTCGATGCCCTTGGCCGTCAGCAGCTGCGCCGTCTCGCGCGCCGAGCGCGCATCGTAGAACAGCTGCCGGATGCCCCAGCGCACGCAATCGGCCTCGATCGCCTCGCGCACGAAGCTGTAGTCGGTGACATCGCCCGGCGTCACGGTGAGGCGGCCGCTGCGCTCCCATTCGGCATAGGGCCGATTGGGTTTGCTCTCGAGCGCGGCCCGCGGCAGGAAGTACCGCATCGTCACCGCCACGCGCCCATCGTCGAACGGCCACACGAGGCCCCAGGCGCTCACGTCGTCGGTCTCGCCCAGGTCCAGGCACCCAAAGCACGGCGCCTTGGTGCGTTCGGCCTCGGCGGGCAGAGGCGGGCAGGCCTGCCAGCGCGCCATGTCGATCGCCCGCGAATACGCCGCCGTCCATACGCAGAAGTTCAAGCGCAGGACCGTGTTCGTTTCCGCGGGGATGTGCGTCGCGGCCGCCACCTGGTCGCGCAGGTACGCGCGATGGATGGAGACGCCGAGATTCGGATTCACCTTGATGTGGCAGGTCTCATCGACGAGCGGGTCGTCGCCCTCATCCAACGCGCAGACGTACGCGAACCACCGATCGTCGGCGACGGTGCCCTCGAGCACCTTGCGCGAATGCTCGTGATGCTGCCAGCAGATCGACGTCCGATCGAAGCCGCTGTTGGTGATCTCCGGAAAGAGCGCCTCCTGGTTGCCCTTCGCGCCCGCGTGAATCTTGTTGATGATGTCGGCATTGGGATGCTCGTGCACTTCGTCGATCAGGCCCATGTGCGGGCGCGTGCCGCTCTTGGCACTCTGCTCGCGCGTGAACGGCCGGAAGAACCCGAGCCCGTACGCCATGTTGTGGACGTGCTCGATGCCGCTGAACTGAATCCGCGAGGCGAGCGCGGGCGAGGCCTGCGCCATCCGCACGGCATCGCGATAGAGAATCATCGCCTGGTCGCGATCGGTCGCCGCCGCGTAGATCTCGGGTGCGTGCTGGCCATCGGCGAGCAGCCCGTACAGGCCGACGGCGGCGAGCATCGGCGTCTTGCCGTTGCCCTTGCCGACTTCGATGTACGCATTGCGAAAGCGGCGATACTTCGACTCCGTCCAGCGCCAGCCAAACAGCGAGCCAAGGATGAACGCCTGCCACGGCTGCAGCGCGAACGGCAGCGGCCGCCCGTCGTCGCCGATCGTGTCGGGCAGCACCACCCACTGCTCGATGAAGTCGATCACATGCGTCGCGGCCGCGGCATCGAAGGCGAACCCCTTGGCGCGGGCCTCGGCGGTGTCGCGCACATGCCGCTCGCACGCCAGGCGCACCAGCGGCCCCGCGACGATCGCGCCGGTCAGGACGTCGCGCACGTAGCGATCGACCCGGTGCAGGGCCGGCGCTCGCTTACGCGGTCTTTTGACGGCGACGCTGGAACGTGGTGAAGCCATCGCCGGACTCAGCCCCCTTCGCCGCCACGACCCGCGTCCGCGAACTCGGGGTCAGCCCGAGCTCGGCGGCCGTCTTCAGGACCAGAGCAAACGCGCGATTGGCCATGCCGATTGCGGGGTTTGGCATCAAGGATCCGCGCGCCGTGGTCACCAGCAGGTCATCCGCTTCTTGCTCGAGCGCGAGCCACTGCGCATACTTCAGGCAGTAACCCATGAGACTCGTCCGATCGACGGCCAGGCAATGCCCACGCGAACTCAAGGCCACCGCCAATCGATCCCATTCAGACCGCGCCCGCGGATCGGTCAACTCCTCCGGACACGTCGGATCGAGTGGATCGTGCGTCGGCTGATTGAGATTCAGCGGACGCCGCCCGGGATTGTTGGTCGCCAGTTGTACGGCGAGTGGTAACGGTTTACGGCCTCGCATCAGTCACAATCCGAATGCGTAAATTGGCGATGTTGCGTGCGGGACTGCTCCGGCGGT